TACGATCACCAATGTACGTCTCGGGTGACATATTGTATTGAAGCATAAGGTGAGGATACAGGGAGTTCAAATCAAAGGACACGACCCAAGGATGTAGACCGATCTGAGGGTCTTTCACATATCCACCAACGAGATCAGCGCGGTGACCGGGAGAACCACTCTTGATCGGTGGGGCAATATTCTTGCTCATCAATCGACGATAGAGTGTGGTTTCCCATATGCCCACAGTCCCGAATGCCTCTTGGTAATTCACACCACCTTGGTACGCGATGGTCATCACGAGAGCCAATAGGGCAGTCTCATCTTCTAGTCTTTGAATCAGTCGGGTATCTTGGAGGTTATAATCGAGATAGAGCTGAGGATTCTGTTCATAGAGGGCTGTCAATGAGCCGTATTCGGTATAATCAAGTTTCTTCTCACCGAGGATCACATGAGCGATATGGTCAAGTTTGAATGATTCTTGTGGGCCATATTTGTACCCAAACTTCTTGAAAGCATCCAGATAGTCGAGGACAGCCACACCAGAGATCGAATAGGTCGATTGGATCTTGTCGAAGAGTTCACGGCTACGTTTACGAATCTTTTTCCACGGGGACAGTCGGTTTGCCAATTCCTCACCACACTCTCGAAGAATTCTCGTCACGATGTACATGATATCGAAGAACTCTACGTTCCATCCTGTTACGATATCTGGATAGTCAGATGTCCACAGATCCACGAAATGCCGAAGGAGTTGTTGTTCGGTATCGAATTTGATGAAGTTGATATTCTCTGGGTCGATGTCAGTGATCGTTGCGTATTTGTCGTAATCTTTCAGACCGAGCAGATGATAGGTATCTGACTTGGAAGATTTGTACGCGATGGATGTGATTGGGTTATCAGCCTCCTCCACGTTGGGGAAGCCATCGGTAACATCAACCTCGATATCGAACGAGACAATGTTGATCTGATTGATATCGAACTCTATCTCGCCTGGGTAATGTTCTTGAATGAATTGAGCCACATACTTCGTGTTCCCACAGATTTCCATCATCCCAACATCTTTGTATTGGTCGACGAAGTCCGAGGCCTCTTTCATCGAGTCGAACTTGAACGGATGGAGAGGCTTCTCTGTCAGCAGGGAGGTATGGGTGGTGCCTTCTTTCTTGTTCGGGGCATGAACATAGAGAGTGGGCTTGTATGGAATTTTGTGTGCCACCCTCTTGCCGTTCTTGTATCCACGGTAGAGGATGTTGTTGCCGAGTCTATCTACTGAAGTGTAGAATTGCATATATTGTCTCCAGTTTGAGTGGCCATTTTATCACGCACCAAACCAAAAGTCAACCACTATGCACTTTTATGTCCATAAAAGTGTAACTTTGTCCATTTATATGTACCTATAAGTGTAATTTGTATGCACTTATATGTACCTATAAGTATATTATGCAGCAATCTCTGAAAAATTCTTGACTTTGTGGAATCTGATATGATTTGCAAATTTCTCTGCGAACTGATCACCACGGTGTGAGATCACAAAGATGTTGTCGTTGGCATTCAGGTTGTGTAGGGTCTCAATCAGACTTTCAATCCCAGTTCCATCGAGAGCCCCATCAAGGGTCTCGTCGAGAACAAGAAGATTGGTCGACACAGAGTTTCTCAGTTTGGCCACCGATCTCCAGGCCAACATGATCGATAGAGAGATTCGTAACTTCTCACCTTCGGAGAATGACCCGTATGAGAATGTGTCACGGAACCGAGACCGAATTACCTCATTGAAGCTCTCGTCAAGATGAAAATCGACAAACAGTTCGAATGCAGCCAAATACTTGTTGATCAGCTTGTTCATCACAGGGATGTACTGCCGAATGATCTTTGCCTTGATCCCGCCATCTTTGAGGATCGTGTTCACCACATTCAAGATGTTTTGCTCTTCAAAGAGTTCTTCCCTGCGTTTGTGTAGGTCGCAGAGTTCCTTCTTGAGTTGTTTCATATAGGATTTATCGACCGATTCGACTTCCCTTTCAGCGTTCTCTAGTTCGGACTTATAAGACATGAGGGCATTCTTAGAGATTCGAATCTCGCCTCGATTCTCACTGATATCCGTGTGGTTCTTTTGAATCAGAGTCTCGACCTCGGATATTTCACTGATACGTGAGGACATATCGGAGATCTTCTCTGCGATATCAATCAAGCCCGTTTCAATAGCATGTTTCTTTTCTTCTTTCTCTGTCGTGATCTCTGCCTTAAACTCGTGGTCGATTCCTTGTTTGCAGGTCGGGCAGTTGTCATTGTCGTGATAGAAGGCAATTTCTTTTTCAAAAGTTTGCTTTGATTTTATCAGATCTCGTTCGACATTAGTGTACTTGTCAAGTTTGTTCTGAGTCGAGCTCTTATCTGCAATGGTTTCATATAGGGCAGTTATCTTTTCATCGATGTCGTCGATTAGGAGCTGTTTCTCTTCGATCTTGTCAATGTGTTCCTGCATCTTCTTTTGGATTTTCTTGACCTCAGACTTCTTGATCTTGACGATCTCGGCATTGTTCTTCTCAGCCTGTTCGAGACTTCCCTCGGTCATATCCACCTTATAGCCATTCTCAGCGATATCATTCTTATTCACACTGATTCGATCTTTGGCCAAGAAGTTCATCGTGCTGAAGACTTGGATATCGAGTAGATCTTCGATGATGTCTCGTCGAGATTGAGCCGGGAGTTCCATAAACGGAACATAGGTCGCACTACCTAAGACCACGATCTGATTGAAGGATTTATAATTAATGCCCAGTACGTTCTGTTCTAGGAAGGCCTGATAATCCTTCTTGGCAGAATCTTGGTTAATCAGCTGTCCATCTCTATGAATCTCAAATACGTTCGGCTTGATGCCTCGACGCACGAGATAATCAGAACCACCAACATTGAACTCGATCTCCACGAGGAGTCCCTTGTTGTTGATACTGTTGAGAAGCTGGGGTTTATTGATCTTTCGAAATGGCTTACCATACAGGCCAAACACGATTGCATCTAAGAATGTAGACTTCCCTGCTCCATTCGAACCACTGATAAGGGTAGAGCTTTTGTTGTCGAGATAGATTGTCGTGAAAGAATTGCCGGTAGATAAGATGTTTTTATAACGAAGTTCTTTAAATTGTAATCTCATCCGATGTTTAATGCCTCATTGTACAGTTCATCGACGGTCCGCTTGATCATTCCCTTGTCAGCGGTCGTCTCTAATGAATCAATATAATTATGTAGGATTTCTGTCGTGTCTTTAGTTTCGTCTAGGATTTCTTCTACACCTGCCGACTCGAGGTTCAAGGCATCATCAACAGCTTTGATATCTGCAGCCCCTTCATCGTTTAATCGATTCATAAACATGTCGTAGATGTAAGCATTCGTTCGATTCTTCACAATCACCTTGATATAGGTATCTTTATAGGGAGAAGTGTCGAAGTTTGCTACATCATCCACGGTCATATCTGTGTCGTCGTAGTCGATCTTATAGAACATCCTGTACGGATTCTCAATCTTGGTCATCTCACGTGTCTCCGTGTCAAAGACATGGAACCCACGACTGCCTAGATAGTCTGACCAGGTCATCTCATAGGGAGCACCAAGATATTCGATGTTTTGGTAGCGAGAAGGGTGATGGAAGTGCCCAGAGTAAACTGATTCAAAGTTCTTGAACACGTTCATGTCGATCCCATCATTACAAGGCATACCCTTCATCATTTCGAACCCCTTGACCTCAAGATGGCCCATGACGATATCTGCCTTGGTTTTAGAGATGATTTCAAAATTTTCTTTCTCATTATCCTTACACAACCACGGCAACATAAGGAAGGTGGTCGAACCGAACGTAACCTCTTTGGCAATAGATTCGTAAAGTGTAAATGTGGGGTAATCTTTCAGAAGAAGCTGCATTGAATTGACCTCATTGGTGTTCGTGTAGAACGTACAATGATTGCCAACAAGAGCATGAAAGTCGATCTCTCTCTGTGCCAACTGATCGAATAGAAACTCTTTACCTTTCTTCAGGCTGTAGAAGTTGATGTACTTCCTTCTATCAAAGGTATCACCCAAATCGAAGACTACCTTGATGTCGTGCTCGTCGATATATGGAAAGAAGACCTCCATAAAGAATTTTTCTTGAAACTTGGAGAACAGTTGGCTGTCTCCCCGGCCTCCAATATGGATATCGGTAACGATTGCTATTTTCATTATTTGGTTTTTTCTTTCTTATTACCTGACATCTTTTCTTCGAATTCATTTACGAATTCATTGATGTACTCAGGAGGTGAACTTAATTGAATGCTGTTATCACCGGAATCCATAATCTCAGTCTCTAACATCATGTTCTGTGACGACTTGAACTTGATATACATTTGCTTCTTCTCTTTCTGAATCCTTCGAAGGAAGGCATACCAGATAATCTGCGTGAAGTAGGCGAAGGGATTCTCAGACTTGTCTGGGTTGAAATTGTGGATATACTGAATACAGTTTTCAATTCCATCTGAGATCATGTCGTCCTTATAGGTATAACCAGAGAAGTTGGGCTTGGTGGCCAACCGATTGGCGATGAGGAAGATACACTCGCCGATGTATTCTGGAATTCTTGGTAGAGAGTCACCTTGATCTTCGGCTTCTTTTACCTTCTTCTTATATTCAATCAACGCTGCCAACAGATCCTTGTTGTTTACGTAGTTTCTTTTCTTTGCCATGCTCTACTCCATCGGTCAAAATTATGGGTGCTATCTTATCATAAAAATGTGGAAAAGTCAACAACTAATAAAAAATGAAAATAGTTGTTGACAACTGTAACTCAAAGTGTTATAATTCTGTCATCGACGCTAAGAGATAACTATATCTGTTATATGTCGACATTGAATATCTTAAAAGGAAACTGCTCATCAGAGTAGATTTCAATTCTCTTTTTGAAATGTTTTAATGTATAGTTTTCAAATGATCCAACTGATAGATCATCAGCGATATCATATAGAGTAGCCTTATCGGCATCATTTCCTTTCCTCAATGTTCTACCAATAGATTGTAAAACTTTGACTTCGGATTTCGAGCCGGAGGCGAAGATCACATTATCAAGCTTCTTAAGGTTAACACCAGTCGAGAAAACACCATAAGAGGCCAAGATGTCATGTCTTTTTTGGTCATCATTCTCAATCAAATTTCTAATGTGCTCTCTGTCTTCACCTTTCACCCCACCATAGATGAAGTGCAACTCTCTGCCTTCCTTGCGAAGCAGAGGTTCTAAGACTCTACCATGTTTCTCAACCAGATCAAATAAAATCAAATTATTTTGATCCTCCAGGCTCCATACCAAATTCCGAATGAACATGTTTCGTCTTTCATGGTTGGTCAGATATTCCCTCTCAGCAGGATATTTCTGAGCACCACTCTGAAGCTTCTTTAATGCATCTCTAAATTTCTTTCGGGCATCATTGTTATGAGATAGAACAATTGCCTTCACCTCGAAGTCAGCAATGGTGCCGGAATCAATCAGATCTTTTGTTTGTACAAATTTATTTACCTGCCCGAAGCAACCCTCTAGCACCAACTGATGAGTCTTCGATTCAGCCGATTTTAGTGTTCCAGTGAACCCATGCCGATAATCACAATCAACAAGCTTTTCCATAATGGTCGTGAGAGACTTGGCTTGGAATAGATGAGCCTCATCTCCCAACACTACACGGAATTGATCGAACCATTCCTTGGGTTGCTTGACCAGAGATTGCCAGGTCGATATCACAATAGGGGCTGAGGTGTTCTTATCTACCCCACCTTTGATCGTGTAGATGTCAGCCGAATCACAGCCGTAATCTTTGAAGTCTCCAGCCATCTGATAGACAAGACCAATCGTAGGTACGATGATCAGAGTTCGATGACCAAATGCCTGATAATAATGTTGTTGAATCAAATAAATGATGAGTGATTTACCAGAGGATGTTGGAGATAGAGACAGAGATCGCTTCTTTCGAAGGGCTGTCACCACATATTCATTCTGATAATCACGAGGAGTAAATTTACAGCCGATCTCTTTGGCTAACTCATAGGCATAGTTATCGTCTATCTTCTCGTCTGCCAGGTTCTCAGGCATGGCCACCTCATAATCCCTATCTTTACAGAACTGGACTACATGGGGAAGTAAACCGACATAGAGAATAGGCTTGAAGGGAGACAGGAGTCGAATATAACCATCCCAGACCCTCATTTTAAACTTCGGATTGAATTGATATCCCGTAGGGCGAAAAGAAAAGTGCTCACTCATTTCTTGCAAGACCGAGGGTTCGGCCTTGATACGCATATGAACTGAGTTGAGGTATTCTATTCCTACGAGATCGGGCATTATAACTTGATGGCCAATAAAACCAAAATAGCAAATAAAAGAAGATTAGTGAAAAATAATTCAACGGCAAGAATAGTGTGATACCACAGCCATCTCGACTCATATACCTTCTGAACATTTTCGTTCTCAGTACCAGGTAATTTATCGATGGCATCTAATACAGGATCATGTGGGTTGCCGTCAATCCAGGCAATGATTTTCTTAATCATCAATATTCTCCAGCTTGGAATTTCAGTACATCTATCATATTTTTGATGATGAAGTTACGAGAGTGAATTGTCTTAATGATGTCTTCAAGATAATCTGCACGGGCAATATGGTAATCGATCTTGAGACCTAGGTTGATAACATCTTTATCCGCCTGAAGATATTTATCTATATCCCCACGAAGAACTTTCAGCTGGAAAGGTCTCCAGCCTCTCTCGGCCAGATCTTCTTCAGCCATGTTTCCACTGTAATATTCGATCTTATCGAGGGTCAGTTCTTTCATCTCAGCCTTATACTTCTTTACACGAAGGGCCTCGTTGAAGAATAGATTATAATATTTGGAGTGGAGTTCTGGTATCCGTTTTGATTCACGGACTAGATTTGTTTCATCGATAGGAGCGTCAGATGCCCACATCGAACTAATGTCTTCAATACTCATATTCAACTCACGCCATTAAAATGGCATTATATCACCATTCGCTGGTAAAGTCAAGACCTCGGTAAATAATTCTTTCTGCTTCTTTAATCACATCTTGTATGCCAGGGTAGTAGTTTAGAACTGATTTTCTCCCTGCGTGATGCATCCTTGGTCGCTGTAGAATGTTATTATGAAACGTTGGGATGTGATCCTTCCAGTCGGGCAGGAGAAGAAATTTATCTTCATAGCGTAATACGAGATCAGCAAAATCTTTACCGATATTATGAGGGCCTAACATTTCCATTGGGCAATCTGGGTTCCAATAATGCTCATCATACCATTGTTCGACTTCCTCCCATGTTCGAGGGCCCTGGGCAAAGAATCTATCATCCACATTATCTAAGAACCGAAAGGTACAAAGCCCTAATCCCTGTGGTCTGTTTTTATAACGTGGGCTTTCATAATCGGCCAACGGTTTGCGATTATCGATCACTGAATGTGTCCACCAATCGAAATAGTTTTGGTAATCGGGTTCTTTCTGAAGTTCTTTTTTAATCGGACCAAAATCTTCTCTTTCATAGTGAAATATCGAGAGGTAATATTCTACTGGGTCCCTTGCTGCCACGTATACGAGTTTATCGGCAAACTCTTCTTCGTTATATCCTATTAACCGACCATGTCGATCGTCATGAAGGCACCCATGACGAAATTGTTTTGGGTGGTGTTTACTTGTTGTCCAAGCCGATGGCCAGGTTTGGTCTACGATAAGTCTTAATGCCTGATAGACATATGTCGAAGCGGATTTAGGGACATCTACAAAATAGGCTTTTTCTGATACAAGCATTAACTAATAGACCCAAGTTCGAATGATTCATAACGAATGCCTAGGCTGCATACTACCGGTGATACCTCACCTGTCGTGACACTCATTTCCAGTCCACTGATTGACGTGGGGAATGCATCAAAAAAGGTGAATTTCATGTTAGGGTTCTTCTTGCTATTTTGAATGATGATCGTCATATCAGTAGTGAATTTACCAACTGTATCTTTCCAGTTTTTATACTGATCGCTATTCTTCGGAGCACCAATCGCCTCCAACCAGTTCAACACCTCAATGTAATTGGCCATATTTTCATCGACGACAAAATCCACAGTTAGATCACCGTACAATAATTGGTCAGGCAGGTTATACATTTGTCGTAGGGGACTACCGAGACCAGGTGGGGTACCTGCAATTTCGGGAATCTGAATTGACTGACAGAAAAATTCTGTGTTCGGAAGTAGATCTATCGAAAGATCAAATCCAGCTGGTGACAAATAATTGGTAATCATTGGGGTCGGTATCCATAGCCTTTACCCCTATATTTATCTAGTTTGTAATGTACAGCATTACGGATGTAGAGCTCCGATTGATCGGCCACTCTTTTAGGAAGTTCTCGCCATGATCTTGGTTGGCAAAGTCTCTATCTTCGACAGATATGAATCGAATTTTATGCTGGGGCCAATTATTGAGGATTAGATATTTTGCTCTAATCCATTCCCAAGGGGCCTCTCTAAAACAGTTAAGATGAAACTCTACAGCCATGTGTTTGACGTTTGTCTGAAGGAAAGTAATATTATCCTGTGAGAAGACATCGTACTCACCACCCTCGATATCTATTTTAAGAAAATCAATGTGGTCAGGTAAGTACTTTTGTCGGAGCTCAGAAAATGAAATCATTTGCAAATCATCATCATCTGAGTATACGTGATTATGAATATCTAGGCTATATCGGTCCTTGTCACCCACCATCGTATTGATTGGGACGACCGGACACTCGCCATGATCCATCCAATAATCAGATAGATTGGTTATCATGGCCTTCATTAGTTTCCTGCTACCCTCGACGGAATAAACCTTACTGGCACCTTTATCTAATGCATGGAGTGTGAACATTCCAATGGAAGACCCTAGGTCAACTACGACATCACCCTCTTGAACCTCTACCCACCAATCGTAATCCTTTCGATAGAAAAACTCATAATACATACCATTGACCTCTCGCATGGAAAGGTTGGCTGTATTGAGATTTTCATTCAAATATTTTTTGGGGAATTGCTCTCGAGGCCCGTTATACTTCATTCTCATTCAGTTCACTCAGATCATTAAGAAATTGATTTCTTGTAGTTGTTGTTTTCCAGAACTTGAGCTTCTTCTTCTCTTCGGTGATGAAGCGTTTGAAGGTAGCAGGTTCTGATTTCATTATAGACGAGATTGGCATTGATATCAGTTTGATTGTTTCTTGGGTAGTGCAACCGGTCTGCTTAACAATTGCCTTGGTCAGATCTGTCTTTGTCAGATTCATTATATCTATATCACCAGAACGCACAGCCTCGATGAAAGCCAGTCGAATACCTAACCATCGAACAGCCGCAGTGTGTTCTTCGATTTTCTGATCAATTCTCTTTTGAAGGAAGTCCAATCTCCAGTCACAAAAGTCCTCGATCAATTTACCCACGGTGTCGTATTCTTTTAATTTACCATCAGGGCCGATCACGGTAATGTTTTCGGTGAATGATTTGGTCAATTTGAATTTAGAGTAAATTTGTTTCGTGTTCCATTTGGCAGAAGTGTTCTGCTTCAACTTCACCTCGAATCGAAATCCATTCTTGTCACATCGATCTTCATAGCTGACGATATCACCATCATCTTCTAGCTGATCGAGAATCTTTACATATGATTCTCTATCATAGCCGTAGGGAACCTCAGTAATCGATAGCGTGGTTTTTGTCTTCTTTCGATATGTGCCGTATACTGTAAATTTGCTTCCCCCTGTATCGGGCTCCACTGATCCTTTGAACTGAGGGAACGAGATGGGCAATTCTTTCGGGGCCTTTCCTTTTTCGATGTATTCCTTACAGGCCTTTGCGACATCTATAGGATTCCGCGGGAGAATAAGAGTGGCAAAGCCAGTAGCAATACCGCGTTGTCCGTTGACAAGTACCAAAGGTATGATTGGCACGTAGAAAGCAGGTGGTTCATGTTCTGGGTCCTCGTGTAAAGGCGACAAATCCGTGTCGGTAATATATCTATGAAAGTTTGGTGACAGTCGAGTGTAGACATATCGGGCTGCACCAGCCTCTTGTACAAGTCGTGTGCCGAATGAACCTCGACCCTCGACAAGACATACATTGTTATTCCATTCTGCAGCCATTAATTGGCCAGCCCCTGCAGCCGAGGCCTCACCATGGTTATATCCATAATCAGAGATCACACCAGATACGGCTGAGACCTTTTTAAAATCTTTCTTGGTATTGACCAATGATGAATAGAGATAAAACCTTTGCACGGGCTTTAGACCATCGATCATGTTAGGGATCGCACGGGATTCTACCGTATACATGGCAAAGTCTAACCATTCATTCTGGGCTACCTTAGATATTGGGTAATCTGTGTTTTCTTCTGTAAATGCAGTAAGATCCATTAGATCATGTACTCCTTTCTCAATTCACTTTTCTTGCCGAACATCATTTCAAAATATTTTACATCATCACATGTGACGACATCATATACGGGTTGGTTAATGATACGATCATATTCATCTTCTCGTAGTGATCCCAGTCCCTTTATGTATCGATGCTTACCATCAGACCGTTTCTTCTTTTCATGGGCCTCGTCGTATGTGTAAGACCAATCCGACCAGGTTTCATCACCCTTCATGCCACCTTTTATTCCACCCTCGGTGATCATAATCGGAGTTCGAGTAATCATCACCCGACGTTCCTCCAATAATCGAGGCCAGAACTTGTAGAAGAAGGCAATCAATAGAGGCGCGATATGTCCAATTCCATCGTGGTCAGCATCAGTCAATGTAGCGATTCGACTATAGGACATATCATCAACACTGTCTGGGTTATTAATATCGAGTCCCAGTACAGCAATCAATTCACTCAGCTCTTTGTTCTTTAAGACATCAGCTGGTTTCATATCCCACGTATTCATAATTACACCACGAAGAGGAAACGCCCCAACCTTCTTAGGATCTCGCACCTTCAATAAGAAACCCATGGCCGAATCACCCTCGACAATCTTCAGTGTCGTGTCATTGCCAGTAGCTGCAATGTGTTTGGCAACCTTAACCTTT